GTCTTTACCCTCGCCTGTGTCTGGGTCACGCCATTTAGTTAAAATTGGATAAGCATATTTCCATAAAGTTAAATAAACAACTGATTGTGTCCATTGTGAATTAGTTAACTTGCTATTGGTCATTTCAACAGATGTTATTTTAGTAATATCTTTGTATCTGACTTGATGCCTGTATCTTTCCCACCATTCTTCACGAATACGTCTAAGAACATCATTTTCAGCAAATTGTAATTGATCGCCAAAATCAGTAACCCCAAAACCTAGAATATCTGGTTGTATCTTTTGTAAATCACTATTAGCAACCGCAAATTCAGATGTAGCCATTATTCAACCTTTTTTGTTTTAGTTTCTTCTTTTTCCCATTCAGAATCCTTTTTTACTTCTGCTTTTGATTCTTCTTTGGGTTTTTCAACTTTAGGTTCTGGCTTTGGTTTAGGCTTTGCAACAGCTTCTTTAAAACCTCTTAAATCATAAGCTGACTTATTCATTTCATAATCTGCTTTTGATCGTTCTATGACTTTACCATTTCTTTCTAATTTAATCGTGTCCATAAATAATCCTTTAGTTATAGGGGTGGTTTCCCACCCCATAGTTTAGTTGATTATTGGATTGATGAATCTGCTACGATTTCTATTCCATAGCTATCTTGTAGTTCTCCAACACCATAGACTGCTGTTGCTACAATTTCATCTGCTCTTAAACTAGCATCTCTTTGGATTTCTATTTTAAGGTCTTGCATCATTGCTAATCCTAAAGCATCTCTATGGAACATAGCACCCTTATAATCTCCCGCTGTACCTGTATTAGCCATATTAGCTGTTTCAAATACTGGAACACCAAATAAAGTTCCTATAAATCCAGAACGTAATGCTTCATTAGAAATATCAGTATCTAAACCCGCATAGGTGTTAGTCATACCTCTTTTAAGGTCATGTGCTACCATTGGGTGAATAACTAAAGCTAAGTCATTCATTGGTACTGAACTATTTCTTAGGTTTGCGTGTGCCTGTGCAACTGTATCTGCTGTTAATACTGCACTTGCACCGCCAACCGCTGTTGAAAACCCATCAAATAATGCTGTTAGGTCTAAATCAATTTTTCTAGCTATAGCTTCACCAAAAACACGCCCAATATCTTGAGCAACATTCCTTGATGCTGAATTTCTAGCTAAATCAGTTAATGTTGTCATAATACCAACTTCTGATGCTGTTATTGTAACAGAACTTGGATTAATCGCTGTATTTGAAAGATCAGATGCTTCACTAACTGCACTCGCTGATACTGTTGGATAAATCGGAACTTCTACTGATTTTCCACCACCCGCAATAGTGTAGTTTCTAACTAAACCTTTCATTATTGATTGCTCACTAGCTGTGAACATAGCTTCTGCAACTATCTCGGTGTATAGTTCCGAAATGGTTGAACTGGTTGTTTCGTTTGCCATTTAAGACTCCTTTAAAAAAAAATAATTATAATTTTGAATTAATCACATAAGGTTGAGCCTTTTTAACTTTCCTATATTCTCTATAGGCTTCTCTATCCTTTGGATTATTCATATCTAAATCACTCAAATTTAAAGGCTTATTGAGTTCTTGCCTATCCACATTTGACACCGAACCAGAACCACTAGGGGTGGCACTAACAAAGTGTGGGTTTTGTGTTAAGAACTCTTGTACTAATTCATCTGTACTTAAAAGTTCACCCAATTTATTGTATCTTGCTAATCCATTTTTATCAAGTATTTCTACATTGCCTGTTTCATTTAGCTTAATATTGTCCTTTAAAAGTTCAACAACTTGATCTGGATTAATAGCTTTATTCTTTGATGCTGACGATAATAAGGACTTATTTATCTTAATATCTTTTAGCTGACTTTCTAAATTTGATTTTTCCTTGTTAAACTCTTGGGTTCTTGTTTTAAGTATTTCCTCAAACTCACCCTTTTGAATACGTTGCTTTTCTTCTAAATCTTTTTGTGTTTTTACAGCAGTTACAGCTATATCTAAATCATCAACACCTAGTTTCTTATACATAGAACCTCTTTCTTTGGCTAATCGTCTTTCAACAATGTTATTAACCTCGTCTTGTGTGAATGTTTGTGTTGGTGTTTCTTGTGCCTGTATTACTTCTTCTTTTGTTTCAGTAGTTTGTTCTACTTGATTTTCTTCTGCCATTTCTAACTCCTATATATCCCAGTCTGGGTTTGTTGGAATCCAAGTATGTCGGCATCTATAACCACCCCTAACAATAAATGGGTCTCCTGTTGATTTTCCTTGCCAACCTTGATTATTCCAAATATCCCGAATTTCTTTTTCGGTTAATGTTTTATTTAAC